GAGCCAGTTACATTGGATGCTCTGGCTACAGCGGCGGCTGATGTGCAGCGTTTTGAAGGCGTTGCGGCAAACGTAGCACCTATTCGCAGAGAAGCTCTCAGACTTGGTGTTTTAGCAGAAGATGCTGATGGCAATTTGATTGCCCAGGCACGCTCTATTGACGATACAGAGCTTCTCCGACAGTTTGTCAATCAGTCCACAGACTGGACGGACAAGCGTCAGTCTTTGATGGCCAAAAAGATAAACTCTGCTATTGATGCCGGCACTGAGGGCAAAGGCGGTGAAAGTTACAAGGCTGCTCGGAAATTACGCGAAAACGTCGGTTTAACGGCAAAACTGTTATCAACCAAACGAAACACCGACGAGCGCACCATTGCCTTTGATGACGTTTTTGACAAAATCATTATTAATGCGCCATTGGAAGAAATGAACAAGGTCCGAAAGACTTTGCTTACAGCAGGGCCAGAGGGCAAACAGGCATGGAACGAACTAAAGTCCAACACGATTCGATTCATTATCAACAAAGCCTTGTCAACAGCGCAACGCGATGAGCGTGGGCAGCCACTTGTATCTCCAGACAAACTTAACAGTGCTATCAGATCATTAGATAGAGAAGGCAAGCTAGATGGTTTGTTTGGCAAGCAGCAAGCACAGCAAATTCGAGACCTTGGCAATATAGCCATTGACATCTACACAGCACCACCTGGCGCAATTAACTTCTCAAACACGGCATCTGCCTTGCAAGTTGCATTGGACTCTGTTGCGACATTTGGTCTGACTGGCATTCCAGCGCCAGCAGTTACAGCTTTGCGTGAGGCATCAAAGTATGTGAAAAACCGAGAGGTAAGGAATCGAGTGCAGCAATCCCTCAAGCCTTTAAAGCCATGAAGCCTTTAACGCATTGCCACCAGTGCAGCCTTAATAGACAATTCGACCAGGAGAACCAACAATGAGCGCACTCTCGATTCAAGTCCCATTCCCGGTCTTTCAAGACCGTGATGGCCAGCCATTGGAGAATGGTTATATCTGGATTGGCCAGGCAAATCTGAACCCACAGACGAACCCTGTCGTGGTGTACTTCGATGAGGCTCTGACCATCGTTGCTGCACAGCCACTGCGCACGCTCAACGGATACGTTTCCCGCGCAGGCACACCAGCCCAGATTTACGTTAATGGCGTGAACTACAGCATCTTGGTGCAGGACAGCAAAGGCTCGATGGTCTACAACTTCCCAGACGGGACTGGAATTGAAGCAGTCATTGACTCTTGCGATGTTGAGTATGACCCCACATTCACAGGTGGCGTGGCATATCCACTTTGCCAAAAGCTGGCCCAGAGCGTCAGCGCAAAAGACTTCGGCGCTGTTGGAGATGGCGTGGCAGACGACACGCTGGCCATGCAAGCAGCAGTCGATGCCGCGCAATATGAGATCGATCTTGTCGGTGGTACTTACCGCATCACCTCAGTCGTCACATTCTCTGAAAGCAACATGACCATCAAAAACGGCACTCTGCTGTTTGATGGCGTTAACACAGCGCGCCTTGCCAAAATCACTGGCGACAACGTGACGTTTCAGAACGTAGTCTTTGACGCAAACAACCTCCAGCCAAAGGCAAGTTTGGTTTATATCGAAGCAAACACAGACCGACCAGTGTTTAACGGATGCACATTCAAGAGCATCACGGCTCGGTCTTGGGGCACTACACCACTCAACCAGTGCTACGCTCTGTTGATAAGTCCATATGCCGTCACAAACTATGAAGTTGTAAACTGCCTGTTTAAAGACCTCATCAAGTACAACGATGGCAGCGGCACAGTTCCTCCGGTTGCTGCAACGGTTGGCATTGGATTCATTGGTGGTATTTGCTTTATGCCAGATGACTTGGCAGTGCCTACCGCACCGCAACCAATCCCAACAGCGGGCCTTGTGACGGGATGCACGTTTGAAAACATCCAAACAATCTTGGCTGCTGGTTTAAGCATTGGCGATCAGGCTAACTTTAGCGATGCGGATGCTATTCGTACATACGGCGAACCGGGCGGCGCTGAGATTTTGTCTGTCCATGTGGCCGATTGCATTTTCCGTCAGTGCTCCAAACGTGCACTTAAGTTCCGCGCTGCTGAGTCAATTGCACACGATTGCGAAATTTATGCAGAGGGTATGCAGTACGGTATGATCGTGCCGATTGACATAACCGACAACATCAAAATTCAAAACATCAAGGTTTTTGCATCTACTGCTAAGCCTGTTCAATCTGGTGTTCAGTGGGCGCCTGGCCCTCTTGTTTCTAACCGTGAAACATTGGTTCAAGGTTTGTTTGTGTCGCACTGCATCGTTGGTGTTGGTTTCTTTTCAGACGCAGCCAACAAACCATTGCGAAACTTTATTTTAAAAGACATTTTTATCAATCAGGCTTCTGGTGGCGGTATTCGTCAGGGCACGCCTTTACCATCTACGCAAGAAAACATTGTCATTGAAAACTTCCAAGTTTTTGGCAGTGGCAACAATTGCACGGGCATTACCATTACTGGCGCAAGTGACGGTACTGGCAGCGTTCAAATGGATAATATGTTAGTTGTCAATGGGTCGTTTTCTGTTGCAGGCATCAACAACAGCATTTCCAATGTTGAGGTTGAAATATCGTCATCTTCTTTTGCTGGTGAAACTACATCGCAGCCGTTGTTTAGGGTAGGCACTACTGGTTCTGGTGGCTATCAAAACGTCAACAATGTATTCATCAACGCTTTCAATTTGGACACAGCATTTTCAAACGCAACACGACAAGTTCTGAACGAGTTTATTGGCGACAATGGCGTGTTTAACAACATCCGAATCAAAGTTCCACAGGGACTAGCTGTGACATACGCCCATGCAGACATCTATGGTCGTGAGATGAATTTCGACGGGTTTCAATACGATGGTGCTGGCCGCGTCCACTTTGGTACAGTTGCACCATTGATTCGTGGAACCATCCTTAACGCAACAAGGATGAGCAACAACGGCAGCGCTTGCGCTGAGTCTTTTCTTTACACCAGCAATGCAAGCACCACTCAAGTGGCGCTCATGAACATTACTGATCTTCGCGCCACAACTGCATCGTCAATTGTCATCAATGCTGGCACCGAGTTTATTGTTTACAACGTGGCGTCCAAGACCAGCAACGGCACGATTGTGCAAAACGGTGGTTTGGCAAAAACTGCCAACATCAATACTTTCTAAGGAAAAATATGGCCGACACCAAAATTTCTGCGCTTCCAGCAGCAACCACTCCGCTTGCTGGTACGGAGGTATTGCCGATTGTTCAAAGTGGAGCAACAGATAAGGTATCTGTTGCCAATTTAACTGCGGGTCGCGATGTTTCTGCGTCTAGTTACACACCTACTGGTGCAACTATTCCCGCCAACGGAATTTACTCTCCAGCAGCAAATGCTACTGGTTTTGCAAATGCAAGTATTGAAACTTTTAGAACAACCGCAATTAACTCAGTTCAGATTGGTTCTGCTAGTGGGTCTCTTGCAAAGATTTTTGTATACGACAACAACTCTGCTGGTGATGCTGTGGGAAATGCATCTTTATTTATTCGTCAAGATGGTACTAACCACATTCAAACTTGGGCAGGTTCGGGCGGTAATGTCAGAGGTTATTGGACATCCGCAGGCAACTTGGTTATTGATGATGAAAACCTAGTCATCGGCACATCTGGTAAAGGCATTACATTACCGGGAAATATCACTTGGACAAGTGGTTCTGGCAGTCCAGAAGGTGTTGTAACTGCACCTGTTGGATCATTGTATTCACGAACTGATGGTGGTGTACTTACGTCACTGTACGTTAAACAATCCGGAACCGGAAATACTGGCTGGGCAGGAAAATAAAATGTTAAAAGCTGTTCGCGCATCACTCACAACCGGCCTTTTAAGCTGGATAACATCACGACCAAAAGTCGTTCCATTGCAAAGTCAAACTCAACTTTATGGCGTTTTGCTAAAAGAAGATGGCTTTGCTTTGCTTCAAGAAGATGGTTCAGAAATCATTTTGTAATTGGAAAAATCATGGCATCAAATAGTCAAATTGCATTCGCACCCCTTGGCAACACAGTCGTAATCCCTGCCACGACTTCTGCCTCTACTGGCGTCCAGGCTCTGGTGTTCTCAAGGCTTGATGCCCAAAGCACAGGCCAATACCGCATCATCAACATTAGCGCCAATACGGTGTTTTTGGGCGTTGGCCCAACGGCAGCTATTGCAGAGGCTAATGCAGTAGCTCCTGTCGCTGGCACGCCTTCAGCGGCGATTGTGCTGGTTCCCGGTGCTGTTGAAGTGCTGCGCTTTAATCGTGAGTCCTATTTCTCGGGCCTGGCCCCTGCTGGTGCGTCTACTGTCTACATCGTGCCAGGCGAAGGCCTGTAATGCGCGAGCAGATTATGAAGATGGTTCAAGAGAACCCACGGACGGTTAAAGAGCTGGCCGATGCTCTTGGCTTGTCCAAAGATGAAGTTCTAGCCCATCTGTCTGATCTGCCTGTGCGTCAGGTTCGAACCGTCTTGCACAACGGGCGCAGTAGGCCCACTGTGATGTTTCAGATTGCCCCAGAATGACTGTCTATCTAGCACTGCGCCACACAGACAGCCCTGGCTTGCCGGGGTTGTTTTCCAAGTACACCCGTTGGCGGTTACACACACGCTATCCACATGCCGGGATTGCCATTGATGACTTGATGTACCACGCAACTTTTAAAGATGGCTTACACGTTTCTTTCTACAAGCCTGAAGAATGGGACTTGATCCCCATTAAACTATCTGCTGAAGACGTTACTTCACAATTCAAAGAAACCAAGTACGATTGGTTTTCATTGTTATGGTTTATATTACCGTTCAGGGCAAGTAAGCGGAGTTGGCTGTACTGCTATGAATGGTGCTGGTTGTGTATGACCCGTCAACTCCCCACGCAACGTGTTACGCCAGAAAATTTATTGGCACTTACGCTAGGGGTTGATTCATGGAGAAAACCGTGAGCTGGAGATGGTTTACCGAAAAGGTCTTGCCAAGCCTGTTTGTTACCATGACTTTAACGGTTATTGGCGGTGCGTGGGCTATATACCGCACAATTGACGACTTGTCTGATGCGGTGCAAAGCCACCAAAAAGACATTACGTTGCTGCAAATTTCGGTCAAGGAGCTGCAAGCAAATTCAGTCACTAGGTCTGAACTTCTTGAAACGATGAAGCGCGTAGAGCAGCAACTAGAGATCATGATGCTGCGGGCCAAGATCAAATGACTTTTAAACTTAGCGCACGATCCATAGACCGTCTTGTTGGGGTAAACCCTAATTTGATTTGTGTTGTGCAGCGTGCGATTGAGTTGACAAAAGTAGATTTTGCAGTAACCGAAGGGCTACGCACACCAGAGCGCCAGCGCGAGCTGTACGCCAAAGGAGCAAGCCAAATTAAAGAGGGCGGCACACATATCGAGGGGCGGGCCATTGACCTAGTAGCCTACATCGGTAACCGCATCTCTTGGGAATTGAACCTGTACGACGACATTGCAGACGCGATGCGTTTAGCAGCAATTGAGGCGAATGTAGGACTGCGCTGGGGTGCGGCATGGAACATTCCTGACATCCGAAAATGGAATGGCTCTATGGAGTCGGCAATGATGCACTACATTGATACCCGCCGTAAGCAAGGCCAGAGGCCGTTTATAGACGGCCCACACTTTGAGCTGGTGTGATAGATAAGCTGCAACATATCGCTATGGGCGCTGGCGCGTGCTTGGCGTTGTGGATTTTGCACAGTCTGCCATTAGGGCAGGCGTTGTTTCTTGGCTGCGCCGCCTTCGGCGTGTTTTACGAGTGGCAACAGTGGTATCGCAAAGAGGGTACGCCTGACCCGTTGGACGCGCTGGCTACCACGCTGCCAGGACTAATCGCATACGCCGCTCTGGAGGTGCATAAATGGACCCGCTAACCATCCTTGCTGCCCTTGGCCCTCTGGCCGTCGACCTGGGCAAGTCGCTTATTGGTCGCTTCATTCAGACCGATCAATACAAGCCCGTTAACGTTGACGAGTACGTCAAGATGCGTCAGCTTGATCTAGACATGTTTAAGGCCATGAACGAGGCCGGTGGGGCCAACCCCTCATACCCGTGGGTTGAAGCCGCTGTGAGGCTTATGCGGCCCGCTGTGGCCCTTGTTGTGCTGAGCACTTGGGCATCGCTCAAACTGTCGGGCCAGCCGAGCGACGCTGTAGACAACTTTGCTGCGGCTGTGGGCTTCTACCTTTTTGGGGATCGGACGCTGTTCTACAGCCGCAAGGCGAAGTAAGCTACTTCCCAAAGTTGATACCGGCTATCAACGCAACCAACAGGCAGATAAGCCCAACCAGCACCATTGCTAACTGGTCGCTAAATTTGTCGTCACGGCAAGCGCAAGGTTTGCCATCAATGGTGAAGCCGGTGTTGTTGCACAGACGGCAACGGGATTCCCAATTGTGTGGATCGCTCATTTTGTCAGTACCTCTCTGTAAGCGTTAATTGCAGTCTTCAGGTCTTGGCGCAGGGTCTGGATTTCGTATTCGTGTTCCTTGATTTGTAGGAACATCTCTGTCGCCACTTGTGCTAGGTTTTTGTGGTGCCAGCTTGCGAAGTCTGGAACCTCCGTGAGTGTTTTTGGGGATGGGTCGTTCTTCAGTGTGGAAAGCATGCTCATTGGCGCACATCCTGTATCGTTTGATTATTCCGTTTGTTGTTCTTGTCGCTTTCACTGTTGACCACTTTCCGCATATTGGGCAGTTCATTAGTTGGTTTCCATCCAAATTTTCTCCATGTTGCTTTGATGTCTGTAGCCGCTGCGGGCACATACTTAAAACTTGCGTCTAGTAAAGATTTCATTTTTTAACCTGTAAAGCATTTACATTCTTAACCATGTGACCAGCACCTCCGAAAAAAGCCAGCACCAAACAACGAAAGCAATGGAAGCAGCGATGATTTCGCTATTCATTCCTCCCCCCTTGCTTGGATAGCGGCGTCGTAGTCAGCCTGCGTCTTGAACCATGTTGCCGCGCTCATTTGCAGGATTGCCTCGCGCTCGGCTGCGATCTGCTGGCGCATATGGCCGACAGTCACCATGCCTTCGGCGTGCATTCTTTTGGCTTGCGCGTCTTCGACAAGGGCGGCAAAGCGTTCAAGTTGAGTCATAACCCCTGGATGCGGTTCAGCAAGAAAAGCATCCGCAATTCCAGCTTCCCGCGCCATGCGGATAATGTCTTCTTTCATGCTTGCTCCTTTAAACATCTAATCTCGTCTCGCAGCTCCTTCACGATCTGGATGAGGCCAATAATCATGGCTCCTTTAATGTCATCAGTGATGCCAATAACTTTGATCCCGCGATCTCTGGCTTCTATTGCAAGTTCTTTGCCGGGAAAATACGGAAGGTCGGATGGTTTTGTCATGCTTCCCCTTTTGCCGCAGCGATGGCGGCTTTGGTTTTGACGATCGCATCTGCCAAATCATAAATTTGCTGCACTTGCTGTAAATTTTCAAAATGCCCGCCGCATGACTGGCACGTTAGATTGACAAATCGGCCACCGCAAATAGGGCAGTTTCCAGCTGCTACAAGTTGGCCTTGCGCGTATACGGCACTAGTCTTGCTCATGTGTTCTTCTCCTTGAGTTTGTCGGCGCGAGATTGGCTGTAAATTCTTGGGATCAAGTCAAACCACTGTTGTCCGATTTTTTGGTACAAAACGTCGGCACGCTTTAGAACGTCGCTGAGATCATCGGCAGGCTGACGGCGCAGTTCGGCTACGGCAGGCTCAATAACGTATGCGTTTAACGCTACGTCTTCTAACTTATCAGCCAGTCTCATAGCGTCGGTTTGTTTGCTCATTGCGTCCTCCAACATCTGATGGTGCCATCAGGCATTTGACGTGTAATGAACCGCATTCCGTGCTTGTCACCGTAGCGCCTCGCGGCAACAGATGCGGTATGGCGCTTGGTCGTTATGACAAAGCTGTCGCCAACTTCCATTTTTGAAAAAGGGAAGCGGTTAGGGATAGGTACTCCCTTGTCAATAGGGGGCTGGTTCATAGTCGTCCTTGCTAGGGTCAAACTTATCAGGCCCAGGCAATTGCCCAGGCCTGTCCAAAGGATTAGGAAACTTCGGAAAAGGCCACATAAGACTGCAAAGCCTCGATGAGTTCCTGCATCTGCTTTTGGTTAAGCTGAGCATTCATAGAACCGCAAATTGCGTTGATAGACAGCCACACGCCTCCGGCGGAGGGCATTGGCGAGACAAATACTGATTGCTCGCCTGCTCTTACTTGCTTATACGCATTCATGTCAATTCTCCAGTTTGTAAAACCAATTGTTGCCCCTGCGTTTGCAGGAAATGCTGAACCCGTTTTGCCGCAGCTCCGAGATGATTGCACTCACAGCGCAGACACGGGCTTTTTGTATGATCTCCAGAGTTGTTAGCTCCGTGTTTTTTCTCAGAACCTTAAGCGTTCTGAGCAGTCTGGGGCTGTTGTTGATGTTCGCGTACCGCATGACTAAAAGGGAAGGTCTTCATCAAAATCGGGCTTTGATTGACGCATTGGCCGGGCTTCTTCTTTCTTCGGCTCGTTGATGTACGCCCAGCCATCCCAGCCGCCCTCTTCTAGCGGAATGCTGTCGATCTTGAGCATCGGGCCGTTCTTCGTGTCAATAATCGAACCGATGCGGGCGTACCGCTTCTTGACCTCGCCCTGGGCGTTTTTGTACTCGCCAGTAACGCACGAGATTTCTTTAAGAATTTTGCTCATACATCCATCCTTTGTTTAAGAGCTTGCACTTTTTCATCTACCTCTGCCAAGAACTTTATGACTTCAGTTTCCGCATTTTTTAACCACTCGTCATCAGCATTTACCCTAATAATGACAAGTTGTAACTTTTGCGGGAAGCGCGAGTCATACACAACGTAATCGCACCACTGCCGGCCAGCACAGCGCATCTGCCACTGCATCTGAGCGTAGTACTTGCCAGCAACCGTTTGCGATAGCAATGCCTCCAAAAAGGTTGCAGACTCTGGGCACTTGATCTCTACCATGCCATCAGCCCCGACAAGGCCATCAGGAGAGGCGCCAGCCATCTCAATCGTCGGGTGCAACAGAAACCCCACTTCCTCAACCAGAACGCCCCTGTAAGCCTCGTATGCGGCCCTAGCAAACGGCTCCTGCTCAATGCCCCACTGCATCGCAGCGTTTGTGTAGCCATCGGCCCTAGTGCCGGTGATACGCTCCAAGACTAGCTGGGTCATGTAGTGACCGCGATCAGCCCCATAGCCCGTTTTTGTCTTGGCAAGAACCTTGTGCAAGTTGCTGGCCGTTACTTTGCCCAGGCGCTGCTTGTCCCATTCTTCTGTTCCTTGCTTAATCATTCTTGCCCCCTTGCTCTGTCGTACTCGCTGCCAGATTTTGTAAAAGCAACCGTGCAATACCCGAGTCCAACGGTTGCCAGAAACTCGGACCAACACTTCGGGCAAACCGGATGGTCTCCTTTAGGCGTTACTGGCGCGGTATGTCCGTCATCGCTGGAATATAGAAACTCGTGCCCACATTTGATGCACTTGTGTGGCTGCGGAAAAGCGTAGCTCATGCTTGCCCCCTTGCTCTGATGGCGGCGGCACCCTTGCGCTTCGCTGCTCCGGCTTGCGGCCATGCCGTCCAAGTGTCAGCCTCTGCCTCAAAGGCCTTCGCAGACGCCTCGCGCTCCATTGCAATAGCCGTGTCGATCATGTTGCGGGAGTTGCGGTACGCTTGCGAATACGGACTGCCATCTCCAGCAATAAACGTATGACAGGGGAGGCACAACAAACCGACAAAATGGCCTTGATGTGCGTGGTTTTCGCAGTCCTTGACGGCGCACTTCATGATTCCCTCGCTTTCAGCATGGCGTCGGCGTACTCGTATGCGCGTTTTGCAGCGTGCTCTGGCGGGATGCTCAGCCAATGCCCCTGCATCGCCTTGGCCGCCACCTCATCGCGCAAGGACTGGGCAATCATCTCGTCCAGCCAAACGGTGCCGCTGTCCGGAACCTTGAGCTTGATCGCGGCGTATTCGCGCAGGGTCATGCCGTCATTTTGCAAATTGTGCGCTGGCGTTGGAAACGCTGGCCCGCCTGTGGTATCGCTCATGCTTGCTTCTCCTGTTTGGCGCGCGCAACCCTTGCGGCCTTGGCATCAATGACCCGTTTAATCAGGTCTTGATGGCCCTGGCAAGCCTCGTATGCCTGTTTGTAGACCGCTTGCAATTCTTCGCCCGTGGTTGTTGCCTCAATAGCTGCCAGGTGGTCTGTAATGTCAGGCTTTGGCCCCTTGCGAGCCGCTGCATAGCCATCGTCGTCCTCTGGAGCGATGCCGCAAGCCGCCATCAGGCTGTAGCGCCTGGCGTAAGTCAGAGCAGACCCAAAGCCCTGGGCATCATGCTTTGTGGCTGGGACATGAATTTGCCCGCAAGAAAAAGTCTCGCCGCTTTCGTGAATAAACACCGTTTCGACCAAGACACCAGTGTCAGACGGGCTAACCCGCTGCGTGAAGAAAATACCGTTTGCTGAAAGCCCATCCATAACCGCCTCAACGCAGGCCGACAGATCGGCGTAGCGTGAGCGGAAGTGCGGGTTTGTGCTTGTTTTCAGAGCTGGGCCGAAGGCTTTTTGTGCCTTGACCAGTGCGCTTGCTATCTTGTCCATTTTTTCTCCTAAAAAGACCCCAGCGGGATGCCAGGGCATGCGATGATTGTATAGACCACTAGACAGTGTGGAATAGGGACTTACCCTATGTTTTTCTGCTTAAGTTTGTCTTCTACGGCATACATAAGTGGGAGTGTTTGTGCGTAATGTTTTCGCCCAATTTCTGAGCGCTCTTCATGCGTCAGACCAACCCACTCACGCTTGGATGGATACAAATAAGGCTGCCCCTCGATGCCCCGCAATATTTGCTTGCCAAGGTTGCTATTTTTCTCCACCTCGTTAAAGGCTTCATCTTCTTCAGGTGTCCAATCTGTCATGTCTTCTCTCCTGTGATGCCGTGGGTGGCTTCAACTTCAAATGAAAAATACCAAGCAAACAGACGCCCATCATCTTTTCCGCTCAACCACTTATTCCAAGCCTTGCTCATAAGTTCTTGGCGCTGCTCATCCGTCAGCGGCGCTTGCTGTGCTGCGGGTGGGGTGGTGTAGAGTGGCTTAACTTCAGCGTGATCGCCTTTGTATCCCGCCATCTTCAGAGCCTCGTCGTACTCTTGAGGTAGGTACAGGTCATGCGCGTTTCGCCCCTCAAACACGGCCCACGCTACCGGCTCCTGCTGTGCTGGCTGTGCTGGCTGTGCTGCGGGTGGGGTGGTGTACAAAACGTCTGCATATTGCTTTGCCTGCCACCAGTGACCTCTCGGTATGCCGAAATCACCAGGGTGCGGTTTGCTGCGGTATTCGTGTATGTATCTCTCTGCCGCCTCCTGCTTCTCAGCCGCCTCGATGGCGGCGCTGAGGTCGGCAATGGCCTCATCGGCCCACGCATGGTCGCAGTGTCCGTGGCGCGCCGCTTTCAGCCCCTCACGGGCCTTTTTCATTGCGGTGATGCTCATGTCTTGCTCCTTCCAATTTCAGCCGCAGCTTTGACGATGGCGCGGCGGGTGGCTGCGTAGGGATCACCGTTAGTAATTTCCTCCGCTAATTGCTCCATGCCTTCTGAAAATGGGTGCTGACCTTCGGGCACCCAGGAACAGCAGGCGTCTGACGAATCAACCCAAACACTAATGCGCAACTTCACTGCCAGCCGCAGCGCATCGCCGTCGTCAATGAGGGGGTTCCACGCTCGCCGCCAAACTGATTTTTCTGCATCCCATACATTGCCATTTTGGGTGTTCAAAAGCCATTCCTCAATCCCAGCCGCCTTCGCAGCGTCTTTCAGTAATTGCTTGTCGCTCATGTCTTGCTCCTTGCTGGCCACCACTCGGGCCGGTCTGTCCATTCAATATCTGTCTGTCTACTAAATGCCCGTGTAGTTGCGGCGAGATACACGCCCCACGCGGAAGATTTTTCCTCTGCCGCATTACTCCAACACTCCCCATTCCACCAACGTAGTGAGCCGGCATCTTTTTGTACACTCGCAGGCCACCAGCCAATTGACGGCGGCGGGCCTTTATGCCACTTGGTCATTTTTGTTCCCCCGCTGCCCGCAGTGCAGCGGCCCAGGTTTGAAGAAACCGCGTCAGGTCTTCTTCTGTCGGCTCTTCAATCGTTGCGCTGATTTCAAGCCACGCACGTTTCATTGCTTCGTTCATTTCGCTTCTCCTGTTGCTTTAACGATGGCAGCGCGAACAACTGCTCGGGTTTCGGCGGTGGCGCGGGGGAGAAGGCCATCGTCTTCCAGCACATATTTCAGCGCCTCCAGCAGTTGCGCGTTCATTGATTCCAGGCGGCGCAGTTCGGCTGCCGCTTGTTTGTCCCAAGGGTTGCTGAACGTATCCAACGCATCAGCCAGCCGCTGGGCTTCGGTTTGTTGGCTCATTTGGTTTTTCCTGTTGCTTTAACGATGGCGGCAACTGCTTGTTGCAGAGCGAACGGGTCGATGCTGTTACGGTTGGCGCGTTCAAACAAAATTTGCAGCGCCTCCAGCAACTCAGGCGCGGCGGCGATCAAGCGGGCATTTGCTAGTGCTTCTGCAAGCTGCTGCGGGTCGCTGCGTTCAAAACCGCCGATAGCGGCGTAACGACTTGCGCCGTACCTTGTTTTTTTTGGCGACTCGGTGCGAACTACTATGCCGTGGTCTGACTGCACGATCTCCCAAGGCCCAGGTGTGTGTTTCATTTGCTGTCCCCTTCTGGATACGGGTAAGCCAGCTCAAAAAGCCTGGCAACGGTCAGCAATTGCTTAAACTGCGCTTCGGTTACTAAATATCTATTCATTTCTTTTTTCCTTTCCCTTTTTTAGTGTCTTGCCGAACCAGCGGTTCATGAGGGTCGCTGTAGTCAATCAAGTATTCGCACCCGTTGTACGTTATGCCGCCGTAATGGCGTGCGATGGAAAGTTGGCTGTCGAGCCAGCCATAGATGCGCTCTGGTGCATCATTGGGCCGCAGACTGGGCGGGTCTGTCAGACTGAAACCTGTGTAAGACATCATTACTCCTGGTTAGACCGCAACATTGCGGCATGGGTAGACTGTACAGCCACCTAAACACTTGCACACTAGGGAAAACCCCAATGTTCACTAAACTTGACTTTGATCTAGAATGCACCCATGACGAAATACGAGGCGATCATTCTTGCAGGCTCCCAGGCTCGGTTAGCCCGGCTACTGGGCATCAGCAGGGGTGCGGTGCATCAGTGGCAGACCATCCCACAGGGCAGGCTGTGGCAGTTGCGGTGCATCAAGCCAGAGTGGTTTGCTAACCTCGAAAAAGAGGACTAACAAGCCTGGGGCCAGTCGAAGCTCTGAAAGCGCAAGCGCGAGTAGGGTAGTACGTTGGCCTCAGACTTGTTGGGAAAGCGAATTCTGTGGACGAAGCCGGGCGCAAGCCCGCGTGAGCCGGACCAGACGCTGCAAGTACCAACAACCTACACGCATGGGGGCTGGCTAGTCAGGGAAGTCCAAGCGGGTACATACCACTGGCCCGCCCATACAGGAATGCCCACCAGTCCCCAGCCGTGTTGGTGTCAGCAATCATGAACGGCACCGTAGGCATACGGTGACTTAGGGAAATTCGAGCGGTTGGCCCGCCCCAAGTAGTGACCAAGTGACGTACCCCTAACCCTGACGTATTCGGGGCGAAATGTGACCAAATGAGAGGGGTGGTCTGCCGACAACCAACACGCATGGGGATGTGGCCGGTGTCGCCACGAATCGAAGGACGCACGACGAGTCCCCAGCCGTGTTGGTGAATGCGCAGGCTGATGCGCACAAATGGTCCTCTTAGGAGGTGGGCACTCTTATTGCGCATCGTGGCCCTTAAATCCAGACCCGGAAATGAGCAGCGCAAAGCAGGAGATCAGCGCCTGCCACCAACAATTTTTTTCGTAGGGGCTTGACAAGACCCAAAATTTGATAGAAACTTCATCCCGTTGCCGTGGAAAGCGACAGTGAAGGCCGGTTACTCATGCTCTCGCCCTTGGTTCAAATCCAAAGGGTTTCCACCGAGGGCAGCAGTAACCGGCTTTTTTGTTTTCTACGCGACCGTACTCCGCACGAAAGCAGGGGCCGCAAGTGGGGCTGCTCGGAAGGAAACCGCGACACGGTATGCCGTAAGGCTAGGGGGCAGTTCCCGAACAATCCGTGCGGCTGGTCGAATCGTCAAGCCGGGGGCGTACTGTATCCAATCAGTAGCATGACGATCCCTTCAATGGGGGGTGAACCTAACTCGTCCTTCCTCACACTTTGTGGGGTAGGGGGGTCTTTTGGGTGAACCATATGAATTATGGTGTTTATGAATCATGTTAAAGACATTTAGATGATCCACTATCACGGCACACCGATAACACCAAAACACGCTCTTATGAGCATGGCAGGGCAGCACTTCTGCATTTCTTATTTTAGGCCAGACAACTTGAAAACCTGTTTGCAAATCGGCCAGTCTCTGATGCTAGACAACGGCGCTTTCAGCTGCTTCACCCGCAAGGTTGACTTTGACTTGCACGGCTTTTATGAGTGGCTAGAGCCTATTCTTGGACACCCTCATTGGGCCGTCGTGCCTGATGTGATAGGAGGCGATGTAGAGACGCAGCGCAAGATGGTCAAGACTTGGCCCTATGGAAAAGCGCTAGGCATCCCTGTCTGGCATTTGGGTCTGCCCATTGACTACCTGTTTGAGCTGTGCGACGAGTGGGGTAGGGTTTGTCTGGGATCTTCTGGAGAGTACTGGCAAGTAGGATCACCCAAGTGGTCTGCAAAGATGGACGAGACTTTTAATGCCTTGTCGAAGAGATCGTCTCAATTGCCCTGGACTCATGGTCTGCGGATGCTAGGCATGGGACACGAACGCTGGCCACTATCGAGCGCAGACAGCACCAACGTAGCACTTAACCACGGTTATCAAACGGAATGCGCCGGTTGCATGGCAAAGCGCATCAATGCAGCAAACCCACCCACCAAATGGAAAAACATCCCAACACAGGAGACTTTATGCTTTACCTAGCAATCGCAATTTATGCAGTTGCAATGACTGTGGCCAATCTTTTGGTTGCCCAGTTCGGGCCTGCCATAACGCCCATAAACGCTTTTTTCCTGATCGGCCTAGACTTAGCACTTCGAGACTGGCTGCATGTCAGGCTCAAGATGTGGCAGATGGGATCACTGATTGGTGCAACTGGTCTGTTGACCTTTATGCTCAACCCTGCCGCCGGGATGATTGCGGTGGCATCTGCTGCTGCGTTTACTGCCGCTGCAATCGTAGACTGGACTGTATTCGCAAAGATTCCGGGTACTTGGCTAAAGAGAGCGAACGTCAGCAATGTGGCGGGAGCGGCTGTGGACTCTTTGGTGTTTCCGACAATCGCATTCGGCGTCTTGATGCCGCACATTGTTGCGATGCAGTTTCTGGCAAAGGTGGTAGGCGGTGCTGCCTGGGCTTATGTCATCAACAGAGTTACATGGAGGAAAAGCAATGTTTGAAAGTGGATTCGACAGATTCTGGGCAGCATGGCCCAAAAGCCCTAGGAAGGGCGCAAAGGCAGCTTGTTTAGCACGGTGGAAAAAAGGTCTTTACGAACACTGCTCCGACCAGATCATCAAGCATGTGGAGTGGCAAAAAACCACAGACCAATGGCGCAAAGACAACGGGGCTTTTATTCCTGCTCCGTTGGTCTACCTGAACCAACAGAGGTGGGACGGGGCCGAAATCCCCGAGGTCAAAAAACCCGTCTCAATGGCCGAGCAGTACAAAGAACGGGTTGCAGGGACTGTGGCGATGCCTGACCACATCCGCGAGCGTTTGGCTCAACTCAGGAGGGGATCATGACATATGACCAAGCTCAAAAAATCCTCGACAGGGTGCGAGAGGGTGTTGCCTACCCCTCCGGTGTTGTGGACTTCGCCCTACAGCTCACCGGAGATCTTGATGCACATGAGACGCACCGAAGCGAGGGAATGGCTACAGAGATACAGACGCAAGGCCAGCCAGGACGGGGCAGCAGCAGCGCAAGTGTGGTGGGCCGGTATTATTTCGGCAATTGAGAGAAAACGCGGGCTTGATGCTGCAACCGAGTTGCGGCGATTGATGAACAAGGCGAGAGATGAGATACGCAGCACGGGTGGATGAGAACCAGGCCGCCATAGTCAAAGCCCTTCGGGATGCTGGGGCTTATGTCTGGATCATTGGCCTGCCTGTAGACCTTTTGGTGGGCTACAAGGACAGGACATTGCTGATGGAGGTCAAAACCACCTCTAAAAAGCGTTTAACGGGCCTACAAGCCGACTTTTTTGAGAAGTGGACCGGAGGTACGCTGTGCAGGGTTGACAGCCCTGAAGCGGCTTTAAGAATGATTGGGGTGATATGAAACCCGAAGAAGCAGCCCAGACCATCAGGGATAAAGCCCCAGCTTACGGAGAGGCCAAAGCGCAGCGTGTCTACCTTGAAGAATTCCGCAAGTCAAAAAAAGCACTTCTGATGAAAGACGCACTCAAGCTAGGCGTAGAAGCAGCAAACGCACAGGAGCGCGAAGCCTACGCAGACCCTGCTTATCACCAACTTCTAAAAGGCCTGGCCCTGGCCATTGAGCAAGAGGAAACCCTTAAATGGGAGCTGGAGGCAGCAAGGCTTGATATCGAGATTTGGCGTACAAGGGAAGCGACGAACCGGATGCAAGACAGGTCACATCAATGAAAGTAGAAATCGGAAACGCCACGCTGTATCTTGGCGACTGCATGGACATTCTGCCAACGCTAAACAAGGTGGATGCGGTGATTACTGATCCGCCTTATGGCATTGAGGGGACTTGGAGTGGGGGCAATAGCTCCGGATGGGGAAAATTTAGAGGAGAGGCAGAAAAATGGGACATCAGGCCTGAATGGTTTGCTGATTGGTGTTTAACTACAGATAGTAAATTAGTTATTTGGGGTGGAAATTATTTCAAGTTGCCGATTTCTGGTTCTTGGTTTGTTTGGGATAAAGTGGTACGGGAATTTACGTCAGGACATTGTGAGCTTGCATGGACTAACTTAAAAAAACCAGTCAAAGCATTTAATTGTTCGCATGGTGAGGTGGCAACAGAAGGAAAAATTCATCCTACACAAAAACCACTAGCTTTAATGAAGTGGTGCATTGAACAAGCTGGAAAGCCAGAAAATATCCTTGATCCATTTATGGGCAGCGGGACAACGGGCGTAGCTGCCATTCAGATGGGTTGCAAATTTATAGGCATTGAGCGCGAACCAAAGTACTTTGAGGCCGCTTGCCAACGCATGGAGCAAGCTGTAGCGCAAGGCCAGTTGTTTACGCCGGAGCCAGCAAAACAAAAGCAAGAGGCTATGTTTTGACAGCACTTCAAATTGTGGTCCTACAGTAGGCAAAAAAATGCCCGCATTGCGCGGGCTAAGGAGGGTGCAACTACAGATCAAGGAGGATTGACAGTAGTGCCACGATTATAACCGCTGATAGTGCAAGAATCATAGAAAATTTTTAAATAAATCTGGCCCGAAATTCCAGCCAAGCATAAAAAATTGGGCGTACATTTTTGCTATAAACCCCAAAAAAACAAGCGCCGCAAAAAATGCCAAGCAAAAACCCAAACACCATCCAACCATTAAAATAAATTTCCAAATTGATTTGATTAAATTGCTGATTGACATGCTGCCACCTCGATTAGTTCGATGATTGTTTGATCTAAAACCGGCATGATGTCTACGTTGCCGATTTTTGCTGTGATTAGCCACGCCGCGGGAGCGCAGCCTGGGCCGCAGGTGGGCGACTCTGGGTCAGTGTTTGCATCCTCGCCAGGGTCATATTCAAGCTCGCAATCAAGCGTTATGCCTGACCCGGCATCGTAGAGATAGCTAATTGTTCTCATGTTCAAGCCCTCCAGATAAAAAGATCAGCAAACAAAATAACGATGGCCAGCAGATAGACCAGCCCTAAAACGAGACGATGCGACATTATTCTCCCCCTAACTGAAAACGGTTTTCCGCTTCTTGCATTGCTTCCTCAAGGGTTGTGAACCCTTCATCACTTATTTTTTTATTGTTAACTGCCCAAGGCATCTGTCCTGATTTTGGTTTTTTGAGTGCACGATAAGCCTGAAAAAATGGACGATTGACAAGATCGTAATGGCGAATCCAAATAAGGCCGCTGTCGTGCATCCAGACTGGCCCCGTGTTGGATTCTTGTTTTGTAAACATAATAATTACTCCTTAAAAGACCCTTGCGGGATTGATGGGGCCGAAGCCCCGGTGGTTTTATTTGCTAATCATGTAACCATATCTTGCGTGTCGTTTAAGTTTCAAACCAAGGATTTGGGTAGATTGCTCAACGAACGACCACTCAATGCCAACCTGTTTGGCTTGTTTTTTTGTGATCCAAGTGCAGCCCCTAATGCTGCCATTTGCCATGCCGTTTTTTACTTCGAGCATCAGGCCGTAAAGATCAGATGGGCCGAGGACTTGGTTGTTGTTTCCGTTTGCTGCCATGTTGCTAGCTCCTAAAAAGACCCCTTGCGAATTGCTAGGGCATGACTGTATTGTATAGCCATCTAGACGATGTACACTAGGACAAACCCTAACATGATCCCCAAACACACCTACGTCAGAAGCAAAAAACTATTAAAGCTGGTGGCAAGCTTGGACTGCCAGCACTGCGGAAGCGGGCACATGGTGCAGGCAGCGCACTCAAACATGGCGCAACACGGCAAAGGAAGGGGAATCAAGGCCAGTGACGAATACACAGCCGCCTTGTGCCTGAAGTGCCACTATGAAATCGATCAGGGGGCAAAGTTTTCCAGAGAAGCCAGACAGACCGCATGGATGGCAGCGCACATCGCAACGGTTAGAAAACTGGTGGACAGCGGGCAATGGCCTGTTGACATACCTATACCAAACCAAGCACAATTCATGCGCTGACAGTTGTTAGCTTTTGGGGCTTCGGCCCTTTTTTAAGGAGTAACCGTGAAAACCCTATTCACAATCGCAGCCCTGCTGTTTTCTTTTGCAGCCCAAGCCCAGACCACTACCCGGTGCGTTAAGAACTTGGATAACAGCTACACCTGCACCACGACCAGAAATAGTGGCTTCTGATGACGGCAAAGCGCACTAAACCGGGAAGCGAGGACCGCGCAATCATCAGCCAGGCAGTGCTGGATGGGATGCGAAGCGGCCTAAGCGCGTTTAAGGCGTGCCAAGCTGCTGGTGTTCCGCAGAGTACTTTTTCAAGGTGGGTTGATGAAGATGCTATCCTTGCGGAAAATTACACGCGCGCGCGCGAGGACTTAATCGAACTCATGGCAAATGAGGTACTAGAGTTAAGTGACAAAGATGTCGGACTGCAACCGGACGGTAAAAAAGATTGGGCGGCAGTTCAAAAGCACAAACTTCAGGTTGATACTCGCAAATGGCTTTTGTCCAAACTTGCCCCGAAAAAATACGGAGACCGGCTGGAGTTGGCTGGCGACAAAGAAAATCCGTTGCAAGTGCAGACAATCGACGCATCGAAGTTATCCACAGACACGCTGGCGCAGATCATGGCCGCAAAAGATGCAACTAACGCAAGCTGACTTATTGGCCGTTGAGCGCGAGCTGTGCAGGCGAAGCCTGGCAGAGTTTGCCAAACGCGCTTGGCGAGTACTTGAACCGGCTGCGGAACTAAAGTGGGGTTGGGCGTTAGATGCCATCTGCCTGCACCTTGAGGCCGTAACAAACGGCAATATCATTCGGCTCTTGATGAACGTCCCGCCCGGTTCCATGAAATCCCTGCTGTCAGGCGTTATCTGGCCAGCCTGGGAATGGGGGCCACGAAATCTTCCTGAGATGCGCTTTGTCGGCACTGCCCACGAAGAACAATTGGCCATTCGAGATAGCCGTCGCTGTCGAGACCTAATCAAGTCTGACTGGTATCAACAACTCTGGCCCATCGAACTGCTGGCCGATCTGGACGGGAAGCGCGAGTTTGGAAACACAAAGAAGGGCATCCGTCAGGCCAGAGCCTTCACCAGCATGACTGGCGTTCGCGGAGACCGTGTAATTCTAGACGACCCGATCAGCGCAGACAACGCCAACAGCCAGGCCAAACTGGAAGCCGCACGCATTGCCTTCACTGAGACGCTGCCGACCCGGATCAACTCGGACAAGTCGGCCATCGTGGTCATCATGCAGCGTTTGAATGAGAAAGACATTTCCGGCGTCATCAAAGATATGGATTTGCCATACGTCCATTTGTGCATTCCGATGCGATTCGAGCCTGAGCACCGCTGCACCACCAGCATCGGATGGACAGACCCGCGCACAAAAGAAGGCGAACTGATGTTCCCTGAGCGCTTTGATGAGGCTCAAGTGGCCGAACTGGAGAAAACCCTTGGAACCTACGGCACAGCCGGACAGTTGCAACAGCGGCCCGCGCCACGAGGCGGCGGTATCATCAATACCGATTGGTTTAAGTTTTGGTCGGCCATGCCTGCCCTTGATTTCCGATTTTTGACGGCAGATACGGCCCAAAAGACCGCAACGCATAATGACTGGTCAGTGATTCAGTGCTGGGCACGATCCAGCATCGGCCAAGCCATTTTGATTGACCAGATCAGGGGGAAATGGGAAGCGCCCGAGCTACTGATGCAAGTCCGGGCGTTTTGGTCAAAGCACGTTAACGACCAGCGACCGGCGTACCAAGCGGCCACAGTCCGAGGTTTGTACATTGAGGACAAGGTGTCCGGCACCGGCCTGATTCAGACCATGCGGCGCGAAGGTATACCTGTGGTTGCCGTACAACGAAACAAAGACAAGATCAGCCGCGCCTACGATGCAGCACCATTCATCGAGTCCGGCAACGTGCTTTTCCCCCATGACGTGCCTTGGCTTTCAGACATGCTAGCCGAGGTTTCGGCATTCCCGGCTGGTGCGCATGATGACCAACTTGATCCGATGTTTGACGCAATTGCACTGGTTCAGCGTCTGCCAGCACAAAAGCCCGTCGCTTTTACCCCCATCGCCAACATGAAAAAGTGGTGAGACAATCGGGGAAAGGAACTAATATGGCCAGAATCTCAAACGATCAGCGGCTCTCGAATCTTCACGCGGAAGCCCTGCGCCAGTTCAATGACATTCAGACTGCGCTGCGGGATGAGCGCCTTCAGTGTCTGCAAGATAGGCGTTTCTATTCCCTGTGCGGGAGCCAGTGGGAAGGCCCGCTGTGGGATCAGTATGAGAACAAGCCCAAGTTTGAGGTCAACAAGATCATGCTGGCGGTTATTCGTATCGTCAACGAATACCGCAACAACCGCATTACTGTGGACTATGTGTCCAAAGACGGCACAGATAACGAGAAGCTGGCCGAGGTATGTGACGGGTTGTACCGTGCTGACGAGCAGGCATCGGTAGCCGACGAGGCCTACGATAACGCCTTTGAGGAAGCAGTCGGCGGCGGCATTGGTGCATGGAGGCTGCGCACCGTCTACGAAGATGAGGAAAACGGCGACGATGACCGCCAGCGCATCCGCATGGAGCCTATATTCGATGCCGACAGCTCCGTATTCTTTGACCTAAACTCAAAGCGCCAGGACAAGTCGGACGCCAAATATGCTTTTGTGGTCACTAGCATGACCCGCGAGAGCTACAAAGAAACCTACAACGATGATCCGACTGATTGGCCCAAGATCATCCACCAGTATGAGTTTGATTGGGCAACGCCTGATGTCGTGTTTGTGGCTGAATACTTTAAAGTAGAGGAAAAGACCGAAACCATCCGCATCTTCCAAGCCATCGACGGCACTGAAGAGCGTTACAGTTCTGCCGACTTTGAGGCCGACGAAACCCTAGAAGAAACCCTGGCAGCAGTCGGAACCCTTGAGGTTCGGCAGAAAAAGATCAAGCGCAAGCGGGTGCGTAAGTACATCATGTCTGGCGGCAAAGTGCTGGAGGACGCAGGATATATTGCTGGAAACTGCATCCCCATCGTCGTCGTCTACGGGAAAAGATGGTTTGTAGACAACATCGAGCGCTGTATGGGGGCTGTCAGGCTGGCCAAAGATGCCCAGCGCCTGAAGAACATGCAGCTCTCTAAGCTGGGCGAGATCAGCGCACTGTCCAGTGTAGAAAAGCCAATATTGGTTCCAGAGCAGGTCGCAGGCCACCAGGTCATGTGGGCCGAGGACAACCTCAAGGACTACCCGTATCTTCTGGTCAACCCAATCACGGGGCCAAACGGCGAGCAGCAAATCAGTGGGCCAATTGCCTACACGAAAAGCCCACAGATTCCACCGGCAATGGCTGCGCTTTTGCAGATCACAGAGACGGATATGCAAGACATTCTGGGCAATCCCCAGGGCGCTGACAAAATGGTGTCGGGCATTTCTGGCAAAGCGGTGGAGATGATTCAGACCCGCGTAGATATGCAGACGTTTATTTACATGAGCAATTTTGCCAAGGGCATGAAGCGATGCGGCGAGATTTGGCTATCAATGGCGCGTGACATTTACGTCGAGGAAAAGCGCAAGATGAAGGCTATTGCACCAACTGGTGAGTCAAGCGTGGTCGAGCTGATGAAGCCTGCGATTGACACAGAAACAGGCGCAATGGTCATGGAAAACGACCTTAGCTCTGCCACCTTTGATGTGGTTGCCGAGGTTGGCCCGTCCAGCAGCAGTAAACGTGCCGCAACTGTCCGGGCGCTGACAGGAATGCTCCAGCTTACACAAGACCCAGAGACTCAGCAGGTCATTACAGCAATGGCGATGATGAATATGGAAGGTGAGGGGTTATCCGACACAAACGCCTATTTCCGCAAAAAACTGCTCCGCATGGGTGTGGTAAAACCGACAGAAGAAGAAGCCCAGGAACTCATGGCTGAGATGCAGGGCAAGCCCCAAGACCCGAATGCAATGTATCTCCAGGCAGCGGCAGAAGAGGCTACCGCAAAGGCAGCCCAGGCCCGTGCGAATACCGTCAAAACCGTGGCCGATGCTGAACTCAGTAGGGCTAAAACGCTGGAAACCTTGGGTAAAGTTGATGAAACCGCCCAGAATATGGCGCTTACAAATGCAGAGGCCGTGCAAGAAATATTGCAAGGACAGATTATTCAGCCTGTTGTCAGATAACTGAAAACAGGTGAAAATGTAATTAACGGTATCCACCCAGCCGTTTTTAATGGGTGAGTTGAATGGGGTTAGAGATGAATCAAACGGCAGAATTGGACAACAACGACGAAACCGAAGTTATTGAAGAAACCGAGCAGCCAGAGGCGCAAGCCGAAGTTGAGCAGGACCAAAATGACGATCCGGATGAAGTTGTTGTATCCATTGGTGAGGAAGCGCCACCTCCAGAGGAACAGACTCAAGCACCTGAATGGGTACGCGAGCTGCGTAAGACGAACCGAGAATTGCAACGTCAGAACCGCGAGCTACAGAATAAGCTGCAAACCACACAGACTGAGACCAAGCCGGTCGTGTTGGGAGTAAAGCCAAAGCTGGAAGATCACGATTACGACGCTGATAAATTCGAGGCAGCACTGGCAGATTGGTTTGAGCGCAAGCGAAAATCCGACGAGATGCAGGCCGCGCAGGAAGCTGAAGTTATGAATCAGCAGAAGGCGTGGAAGGCAAAGCTGGATGACTACGGCAAGGCGAAAGCCGAGTTGCGAGTCAAAGATTTTGAGGATGCTGAGGCTGTGGCCCAGCAAATTTTCAACATCACCCAGCAGGGAATCGTGGTTCAAGGCGCTAACAACTCAGCTCTGGTTATTTACGCACTCGGCAAGAACCCAAAGAAGGCTAAAGAGCTGTCCGATATCAAAGACCCCGTAAAGTTTGCATTTGCGGTAGCGAATCTGGAGAGAGAATTGAAAGTGACCAATCGCAGAGCAGCACCCGCACCAGAACGTATCGTTTCAGGAACTGGACGATCATCCGGTGCGGTGGACTCAACCCTAGAACGGCTGAGAGAAGAAGCGGCCCGTACTGGTGATATGACGAAAGTTTATCGGTACAAGCAGCAGAAACGATCAGCACCTAAGTAATTTTCTGAAAGGAAATCAAAATGGCTAATAGTTTTTCAAAAGAAGAGCGCGTTGCGTTCGAGGACATCCTCGAAGGCTTTAACGATGCTCTGGTGTTGTCCCGCAATGTCTCGGTCTACAACACCGACGGCACGATGATGGAGCGCACCAATAACGTGATTTATCGTCCCCAGCCCTACATCGCCCAAAGCTATGACGGCATGGACCAGACCGGCAACTTTACTGCCTACACTCAGCTCACCGTCCCTGCCACGCTCGGCTTCCAAAAGTCTGTGCCGTGGATTCTGGACGCACTTGAGTTGCGTGATGCGCTGCAAGAGGGTCGTCTGGGTGATGCTGCAAAGCAAAAGCTGGCCTCCGACATCAACATTGCCATCATGAACGTGGCCGCAGCACAAGGCTCGCTGGTCGTGACCGTGAACACCGCGGCTGGTGACTATGATGATGTGGCCCTGTGCGACAGCATCATGAACGAGCAGGGCGTGCAAGCCTTCGATCGTTACCTGGCCCTGTCGTCGCGCGACTACAACGGCATTGCTGGCAATATTGCCGGTGGCGCTACTGGTGGCGGTGCATCGCGCAGTTTCTCTGGAAACAAGTCGAATACCGCTTTCGAGCGTTCTTTCGTTGGTATGGTTGCAGGATTCGAGACCTACAAGCTGGACTATGCAAACCGCATCGCGGCTCGCACCGGTTCAGACCCGACGATGAGCACCTTGGCTGCTGCCGGCAACTACTATGTTCCGCAAGCAACCCAGACTGCCGCTACGGGTGAAACTCAGAACGTGGACAATCGCTTCCAGACCATCACGGTCTCTAGCACCACTGACCTGCCTGCCGGTACGCCGATCCAGATTCAAGGCGTTGAGGCTGTGCATCACATCACCAAACAAGGCACGGGTTTCAACAAAACCTTCCGCGTTGTTCAGGTGATTAATGCTACGACCTGCGTCATTACTCCCCCGATTATCTCGGCCCAGGGTGGAAGTGACGCTGAGTTGCAATATCAAAACGTCATCGTTACCCCAGCCGCTGGCCGCACCATCACGCGCCTGAACGTGGCTGCTGCGCCTATTAACTGCTTCTGGCAGAAAGATGCGCTGGAGATTCTGCCTGGCCGTTACGCTGTCCCGTCTGATGCTGGTGTCGCAGTGATGCGTGCATCTACAGATCAGGGCATCGAGCTTGTCATGCAGAAGCAATACGATGTCGACACCATGAAAACCAAGTATCGTCTTGATACCTTGTTTGGTGTTGTCAATAAGCAGCCAGAAATGTCTGGTATCTTGCTGTTCGGTCAGGCATAAGGAGTTAAATCATGAGCTATCAAGTAATCTTTACCCAAGGCACGGCCGTTGTCACTGTGCCCGCTGGCGAAAAAATCGCCGTTCAGGCCTTCTCACCAGCAAGCGTGTTTCAGGAAGTTGGTTTCCCCAATTTCCCTGATTCGCAAGACCTGCTGACTGTTGTCGAGAACACCACCTATGTGTCAGGCGCATTCACCAATGCCACTATCGTGACCATTCAGGCCGGTGCATCGGGCGCTTACTACTCGGTGGGCGTTGCTCCTGACATCAGCAACAACGGCAACTGGCAGCCCCAGGGCGCGCCAGCCAACATTGCTGATGGTGGTTCGATGATCGCCACAGCCGCTGAATTGTTGACCGGCATCATCACCGCAACGCCTACGGCAAGCCGTAACATTCAACTGCCAACTGGTGCAAACCTTGACCTGGCAACTGAGTGGGCAACCGGCGATTCGTTTGACTTCACCGTCATTACTTTGGCTGCATTTGCTCTGACCCTGACGGTCAATACAAACGTGACCATCGTTGGCTCTGCTGCAACGGCGGCCACGTCTGGTGCGGCTGCACGCTTCCGTGTTCGCAAGACTGCGGCAGATACCTTCATCGTCTACCGCATCGGCGGCTAAAACTAAGACAGGCCGGCAGAGATGTCGGCCTGTTTTCCATGGAGATTGATATGCCACTGACCAAAGGTTACTCGCAGAAATCCATCAGCAAAAACATTTCCAAGGAAATGAAATCTGGTATGCCGCAGAAACAAGCCGTAGCCGTGGCACTGTCCACTGCACGCAAGGCCGCAATGAAAGCTGGCAAGCCAAGCAAAGCACCTAAAAAGGCCATGAAATGAAACCTGGACTTTATGCCAATATTGCAGCTAAACGTGCTCGTATTGAAGCCGGTAGCAAAGAGAAAATGCGTAAGCCTGGCACCAAAGGCGCACCTACAAAGGCTGACTTTGTGGCGTCTGCCAAAACAGCGAAGAAAGCTAAGAAATGATTAGGTCAGCCGCAATCATCAAAGACAAAACTCTCCCCGCTTGGAAAGAGTTGCGCCTGCAAAAGCGCAAGTCTAAAAAGACTGCGGCACTTGAGCGCAAAGCGATCAAGCAATACTACCCATCGCCCATTGATGCCATTGAGGCACAAGCTGAACCGCAAGACGATGCACCCCCAACTCGCGAAGAACTAGAGGCCAAGGCCACAGAGCTTGGAATCAAATTTGATGGTCGCACAAAGGACAAAAAGCTGGGACAATTGATCCAAGACAAACTAGGAGAATGACATGGGATGGACCAAGCGCCAATTCATCGAGCAGGCTTTCGACGAGATCGGCTTGGCCTCCTATGCATTCGATCTTGGCCCAGAGCAAATGCAATCAGCTCTGCGCAGGCTTGATACCATGATGGCTGCCTGGAATGCTCTGGGCATCCGGCTGGCTTACCCGCTGCCATCCAGCCCCCAAGATAGCGATCTGGACGAGCAGACTAACGTGCCAGACAGCTCAAACGAGGCCATCTACACCAACCTGGCCATCAAACTAGCCCCGAGTTACGGCAAACAGGTGATGCCTGACACCAAAGCCACGGCTAAAGAGTCCTATAACACGCTCCTATCAATCGCAGCTATGCCGATGGAGCAGCAACTGCCCAGCACCATGCCAGCGGGCGCAGGTAATAAGCCCTGGCGCGTCTATGACAATCCATTTATCCGCCCCCCAGCTAACCCAGTCTTGGCAGGTGGCGATGGCCCCATCGAATACTACTGAGGAACAGCATGCCTACGATCAATCAACTCTCACCACTTTCTCAGCTTTCGGGCGGCGATCAGATCCCAGTTTACGTGCCCAACAATGGTGATGCACGCAGGGTATCGGTCACGCAACTGCTGCAATATTTCCAGCAGACGTTTGCAGCCCCAACGGTGGCTACGAATCTGTATACGCCTGGAACTGGATTTAACATCACGGTGCCGACGCCAACCACCGAGCAGCAATGGATGCTGATCCAGCCTGCCGGCACTTTGGCTACGGGAACGATCACGCTTCCCTTGAACACTGGCGTGCCCGATGGCACCCAAGTGCTGGTTACTACCACTCAGATCATCACCAGCTTCACGCTGGCCCTAAACGGCGCAGCAGCAGCCTTCGGCGCACCGACTACTTTGGCGGCAAACGCTTTTTTTACCGTTCGATATTACCAAGCAACAAATAGCTGGTATCGGGTCGCCTAATGGCAACTAAAGACACCCGCTTGGCTCGCGTCGGCGTCGAGGGCTACAACAAGCCCAAGCGCACGCCATCGCATCCAACCAAAAGCCACGTTGTGGTGGCGAAGTCTGGGGATCAGGTTAAGACCATTCGCTTCGGCCAGCAAGGTGTTTCAGGTTCCCCAGATGGCAGCAAGCGCAATGAAGCATTCAAGGCTAGGCACGCGAGCAACATCGCCAAGGGCAAAATGAGCGCAGCGTATTGGGCAAACAAGGTCAAGTGGTAAGCCATGCAAATCCCCATACTTAGCGGCATCTACACTGACAGCACACCAGAGCTTCGCACCGCCTACCCTGTGAACATGGTGCCGGTGCCAAAGGCGTCAGGCATCAGCAATGGCTTTCTGCGGCCTGGAGACGGCATTGTGGCTAACGGCACAGGCCCAGGCGTAGACCGAGGCGGCATCAATTGGAACGGCGTCTGTTACCGTGTGATGGGCACTAAGCTGGTCTCTGTGGCCAGCGATGGCGCTGTGACCGTGCTAGGTGATGTTGGCGGGCCTGTCACCGAGCTGGTGACGATGGACTACAGCTTCGATGTGTTGGCCATTGCATCCGGTGGGCGACTGTATTATTGGATTCCAGTAAACACACCAGGCACCATAGGTTGGAACCCAACTGCCCCAATCCTCAGACAAGTCACCGACCCAGACCTTGGCGTCGTGTTGGATTTCTGTTGGGTGGATGGATATTTCATGACCACAGACGGTGCCAATTTGGTTGTCACCGAGTTGTCAGACCCGACCCAGGTTAACCCCCTGAAATACGGCAGTTCCGAGGTAGACCCTGATCCTGTTGTTGCACTCATCAAGCTGCGTAATGAAGTCTATGCGCTCAACAGCAACACGATGGAAGTCTTCGACAACGTGGGCGGCGATCTGTTCCCATTTGCACGCATTGATGGCGCACAAGTCCAAAAGGGCGCTCTTGGCACGCACGCCTGCTGCATCTACTTGGAACGCATCGCCTTCTTAGGCGGTGGCCGCAAC